GTTACTATTGTTGCCATCTTGGTCTCCTATAATTTTGTTTCTTCTCTAGCAGTGTTCCTTGTCCGCCTTATGCCAAGCAATAGATAGAACACTGCTAGGAAATCGTATATACAATCTCTAAATTATGCTAATGAGATTGTTAAATTGCCAGATGATACTTGGAAAGTGTCGCCTGATTCAATTGTTTTGGATGTAGTCACTGCTCCGTAAAATAAAATATTACCAGAACCTGCAGTGCTGTTATCTGTGATGGCCACATGAGAAACCGTACCCCAATTGGCAGTTGCCGCTGGGAAAGTTACCGTTGCTGAGTTAGATGAACTTCCTGAAGAAGCAGATCCAAAAGCAATTGATTGCCTTGCATATGCTGATCCTGAAGTTGAAATCTCAGTTTGTGAACCTGCTGTGTTGTTCTCTAAACCACCGCTTGATGTGAATAGAGCAAGATACAAACTAGCATTTGGACTTGCATAACCTGTTGAAGTTAATACATGGTCCAATAATTTGTCTTCTAAATAATCTGATGCCGCTGACATAGTTATCTCCTTGTTATTATTGTTTGTTGTCTGTTAAAACAGACAATCAACGACTGTCTGTTGCAATTATTTATCTGTGTGGGTGTTAAAACCCAAAAAAAAGGGAAAAAAAGGTAAAAAAAGTTTATGACCTACTTAAGGTAATCATATATCCGCCAGGTCTACCTGCTGTTGCACTTTCACTGCTTGATCCTGAATATCCACCACTACCTAATGAAGTCAAATATTTGTTGTCTGTTGATAATGATGCATTATCACGACCATACCCGCGACCACCCTTTGCCACATAACTTGCCGCAAAATAGTCTGCCGCACCTGTACCACCAACACCACCAAAATAACTTGAACTAGAAATAAAAGGATTACCGCCGTTGCCACCAGAATATCCTCCATTACCGCCTGCCATTGCCAATGTGTTGCCAGCGCCATCGTCTAATTTAGTAGTGTTAGATGTGCTATTGGTTGCATTTGTACCACCACCTGAAGTTGACCCTGCTGTACCACCACCTGCTGTGCCCCAAGTGACATCGCTGTATGAACCACTTGAATATTGTTTGTAGACCACAGTAGTAGTACCGCCATCTGACCCTGTTGATCCTCCAGAACCTACTGTCACATTAATGTAATCTTCACTTCTGAATAAATTGGCAGGTATGTCATCATATGTAGCACCTGGGTCACTGTCAAATATTTTTTCAATTGCTTGACCACCTGCTCCGCCACCACTCAATGTTGCGCCACCCCCGCCGCCACCAATAGTTGTAATTCTCATATCTGTTGCGTAATAAAATACACTTAAATTGGATGTTCCATCTGACACTTGTGTACCTCCTTGATATCCTCCATATAATGTTGGCAAACCGTATGTATATCCAATATCACTATTGACCGTAATATTTGCACCACTCAAGGTAGATGTATCATCAGTGCCACTGTAAGATATTGAAACATTTTTTTGTTGTAATTGTGTGGATGTGGCATAATCCGTTAATGTAAATCCTAATGTTGTGGTGCTTGTTTGATCTCGCAACGGATAAAATTCTAAATTAGATATTTCTGTGTTAATTTGTGCTTTTGTTTTATTGGTTACTGAAAATGTCTGACCTAAAAGTTTGTTATTCAATGATCCAGTATTAATAGAAATATCTAAATTGTATCTTGCTGACGAGTCACCACTATCTTCAATGAATATAGGATTACTACTGAATGGATTATTTTCAATATTTCCTACAAAAGTGTAAGTGACTGCAGGTACATTAATGTACAATGTTTTGTAATCTGCTGAAATGCTAAATTGTGCTGATAATGTTGCTTGGGCATTTTCGTAATTAAGATTTTTCGTTCCTTCACAAGTCAATGTTCCGCTTGATGCTTGTAATGAAATTAAATCTGGGAAGTCAACATTTGTGCTTGGTGCTGTGGTCCATCTGTGTTCCTGATCATTACTAAATCCTGGTGCGGGTAAACCATCTTTATCCTCAACAGCACCTGCATCAATCAAAACATAATAAGTCTGATTTGCTTCTATCAAACCTGTAGTGACTAATGTAATCTGATTGCCTGATATGGTGTTGTTTGCTGTTGAATCTGATGGGTTATATGTTGCTATCACTGAGTCTGGTGACCCTACTTTGTAAAGGTAATAATTTCCGTTGCCTGCTAATATATTTCTGTCGTATGTGTATCTAATAAAGGTGTTATTGGTTATATTTGTACCACCATCCGTTGGTTCATCAGTCTGAACTTGTGGGCCTGTTGTGTTTGTCGTGAATGATCCAGCATTTGTATTTGCAGGTGATAAAAATTCATTGTTTTCTGTACCTTTGACAAACCCTGCTTCATATTCTACGGTGTATGTTTCACCTGCATCAAATCTTACACCTGCGGCAAAAGTGTCTACTATTACCTTTTTCTTTTTTGTGTTTAACACACAACTTGCATCTACAAATAAATCTATTCTAAAATATTTTTTTGCCATTACACATAATCCTGTACTGAAACACTAGAACTGTTTCCTGGTATTGTGGCAATAACCACATTACTTGAATCTTTTATTTTCATATTGCCTGTACTACCAACAACTGGTCTATCAAATATACTAGCAATACCTGTGTCATTTGGTGAACCATTAGTAATTGATGTTGTACCTGGTATTGAACCATTCTCTGTTGTAAATCTTACTCTATTTACATCTGTCAATCCTGCGTATGTTTGATCACAATCCAATGCCTTTATCACTGTGCTTTGTATGGTGACATAATAGGTTGTGTTTGTGTCTAGATCCACTGTAGGATTCAATGTTAGACTGCTCTTATAATTGCCTGTTAGATTGTTGTCTATCCAAAACAATTCATTAATTTTGTTTGCTGTAAATGTTTGGGTCACGGTAAATGTTTGATGCACGGTGCCATCTGCTTTTTGTAATACAATGTTGCCTGTGCCAAATCTTATATTTTTGCTCCAATACAACACAATTTCTGTCTGTGGATTGACAATTGTCAATGTTGTATCTGGTTGCGATGTGCTTACCACTGCAAAATTTTTGAGATATAAATCTGGTGCTGTAAAATTCAATGCATCTGCTGATGTAATTGCGTTTGATCCGTGTTGCCAATGACAATCTGGTATTTCTGCATTGATTACAATGTTGGCATCTGCTTCTATTCTCATGCCTTCATTTAATTCTATCTGTGTTGTTGTTAATTTTTCATATATTACTTGTTTGGCATTGTTTGGATTTACTCTTGCCGCTGAAGCAGATATTGTTGCTTTGTTTGAACTGTCAGACCTAATAACAAAATGAATGTTTCCTGAATTAACTGACACATCTTTGTCAAATTCAAGTATCATCCAATCTGTTGGACAAACCTGTGTGTTATCTGTTCTTTCTGTGATTTCAATTGATGGTGCCGCTGGATCGCCACTTGCATATGTGTTGTTGGCAATGCTGTCAATGTAATTGAACAAATCATTGTTGGTTGATAATTCTGTTTTCACTGTGGTTGTTTCCAATGTTTCAGTTTGTGGTGCTGATTGATTACCATCTGTGTTTTTTGTGCTGTATTGTTTGACAGTTTCAACTTTCTGTATTTTTGTTGCAAATATAACTTTTACAACATTACAACTGCCTGTTGGTGGCGTTGTGTATGTTGTATGTATTGTGCCAGGGGTTGTCACTGTGACTGTGCTGGCTGGTGTGTTGAAGTTCCACATCATTAATTGATTCTGTATTGAATTTGAATCGTCAACAGCATTGTATTCATCACCAAATTCTGAAGGTGTGTCTGCTATAAAAAATCCTTGTGAATGATGATAAGTGTATCCCCAATTTGTGACATAATCTACTGCTGTAGGTGTACCACTTATAACTTCTACATATCTTTTTTCTGGACCTTTGATAGCAGGTGAAACAAATCTTCTTTCTATGTCATATTCACTGCCACAATATGTGACAAATCCTTCATCCATTAGCACATAATAATCTGTTTTGTAGTCTCTTGTCGCAAATGGTATTTCTAAAACATTGTTGTTGATAGTACAGGCACTTGCCGCTTTGGTATCTGCCAATGTGCCATCACTTTTATATAGATAGGCGTTGCCTGAACCTAATGATAGTGCCGCATAAAATTTTGTGGCATCAAAATTGATTGAACTGTCTGTGGCTCTGTTGCTTTTAGCACTGATACCAAACACCACATAGTAAGAACCTGTGACCCAGGCTTTGTCTGCTGATATTTGTCCTGTTGAATCCACAAAGTTTGCTCTGTTTGGTGGATACAATGCAACGATGTCTAAATATTTTGGTTCTTTTGTTTTGGCGTAAGGTTTCTTTGGTGGATTGTAAGCAGAACCATCCCAAATTAATCCATCTCCAGGTTCTGGTGTTTCTCCTCCTGGATTGAACACATTGGTATTGATTGTGACAGTGACATTATCACTGCCATCGTCTGTGGCTGTGACAGCATTACCAACAAAATTTATTTGTTGTGCCGCTGTGGTTATGCTGGTTCCTTCATCCTGTACGGTTATGTCTGTGCCTGCTCCGCCTGTAATTGCGTTTGAACCTTGATCCAAATCAATTGTACCACCAGATGCAGATTTGATAAGATCTTTAATTCTTTGAAAGACTGTTTTGCCTGTTATGTTGCCCATGAATTCGTCTAACCGCAAAATTAGATCAACCAATGTCAATGCACCTAACAATGTTCCTGTGCTTGACGATACATTAGTAGAATCATCAACGGCATCTGTGGTTTGTACTGGTGTAAAGTCAACCAATCCAGAAACTGCTGAAAAAGGTCCTGCTGTGGTGCTGTTAATACCTCTTGTTTTTAAGACAAAGTCTGAATCTGTCAATGCATCGTAGTCCAATGTCAC